GGATCTTTATCTGCTGTTCGGCCCGCTATGCGATCAGCGCTTGTGATGCGACCGCCGTTGGTTTTCTGATAGAAGGTAACTCTACTATTGGAAGAATTACCTAGTCCTAAGTCGTAGCCGTTAATCGTATTATCACCAAAAGCGAACTGAGTTGGGTCAAGAGCGCCGATGGCTCCTTCACCAATTAAGAAGATTGCCCTAAAGAGTTGGTTACCTCCATAGGATTGCATCTGGGACCAAACGAGGTTTGTATTAACACGTACTCCACCGTATGTAAAACCATTGATGACTTCCCTCTGTGCATAAATAACGGGAACACTTGAGCCGAGTTCTACTACGTTCTGTAGTGAATCAAAGCCAACTTTAGGGGCAAATTCTGTTTGGCTTACAATATTTTGACCCTGCTTTTGGGTCTGTCGGATATTTGGCCCCTTGCCCCCTGTGTTCTTAGGGGCGAGCAGATTGCCTACATAACTAAGAGCAAGACCTATGACAAGGTTTGCAACAAAAGGTATGAGGAGTAGCGCCTGCGGTTTCCCTGGTTCAATCCGAGAGCGCTTCATCGCCTCTCGAACAAAGGAGCGGTACTCCTCCTCAGTGATACCTAAGACATCAATGAGCTCCCTGTCTTCAGGGAGAAGGACAATATGACCTTTGTAAGGGGTTAATGACATCAGAAGTTAATCTGCCCCGAGGAAGGTAGAGAACCAACAAGTTCTTGTCTAAGAGTTCGTTTTGGAATATGACTTTTAACAGCATCTAACGGACTACCCAGCTTGAGACTTAAGCGGCTACCATCATGCTGAAAACCATTGACTTGATAAATTTCCTCCATGAAGGTGGAGGTTTCCACCAGTGAGTCAGGGTTTAACCAAACTGTCCGCACTCGGAGGATCCACCGATCATCAGCAGCTTGCTGAATAAAAGACAGCAGCAGATCGCTAACAGCGAACACTAGCTGAGCCTCAATGGAACTCCCCTGTAAGTCGATACTTGTGCCGCTAAATCCAAAACCAGCGTAGATGTAGTTCACTCCCCCATAGCTGCGTGTCGCATTTGTGTGGAAGTTTTGGAAGGCGTAACCTGTGTCAGCGCCGGCAAACAATCTGAAGTTAATATAAGTACCAATCGCGATCTGCATTAGATGCCTATACCTCTTCTTGTACTGGGATTATTGCGCAGAGCCGCGAGGGTGCGCTGTTGACCCATCTTAGCGCCGTTCATTTCGGCTTGTTTGGCTATTCGCAAGGCATCGTCCTCGGTGATGAAGGGTAGGTCACCTGAGTTGACGCGACTGTACTTAATCTCTGCAGAGCCACCGATAGCTGATAAAGACTTATCTGCATTGCGCTTCTGCGACACACTAGCGATTGAATCGAGGATTTTCTTGTTAGCGGCAAAAGGGTCTGAGGGCTCAATATTTGTGCCGCCTTTCTGTGTTACTGGAAAAGCGCCGTCGTCAACAGGGCGGGACATCGCGGCGTAGGCCTGGCTGCGGTGATTCGGGACGATCTGACCGCCGGTGTCGGGTACGAAGATCTCGGGGCCGCGTTCACCAATCAGGAGGGGGCGGTTGGCGTCCGCGTTACCACCAGCAGCACGAGCACCGAAGAGGCCCCCCAAGAGGCTCCCGAGGCCGCCACCACCGCCACCACCCCCGAGACCGAAGATGCTGCCGAGGAGGCCGCCGCCCGGTGCCCCACCGCCCAGCAGACCTGTCATCAGAGATTTCGACAGCATCTGTGTTGCGGTATCGACCATCGTTTTACCGATGCTTTGGAACATCGAACCGAAGGCTTCTTTCGCCGTATTGGTGCCGTTGACGAGTCCAATAAGGCTGGTGCTCATGGCACCGGAGAGCTCTGATTGGATCGTGCCAGCAAGGCTAGTAACCATGCCTTCAGTATCGGCTAATTCTTGCCGCCACTGTCCGACAAGTTGTAGAATAGGGCTGTTCAGGGCTCTAGCACTTTCGTAGTCACTTTGCGCTGCTGCTAAGAGACCTTCTTTCGCTTGTCCTGCTTGCGCACGTAGACCGCCAGAAGGATCCGTTATTTCAGTGCCGATCTTTGATAGATCACCCAGCAGAGTTGGTAGACTTTCAGGTGATAGAGCGGCACTAAGGGCGGGTCCTAAGGTCCCTGATGCAGTGGCAGCAGCAGAAAACATTGCGGCTTCTACTTTTACAATGTTCTGAGAGAAACCACTTGTGATAGCTGTAAGTGGATTCGTGCTCGGGGTTGTGGCGGCTGTAGTGCTGGGGGTAGATTTACCAGTCGTGGGGACGATGTTGTTAGCTGGGAGTGCTGATGTGAGGAAGCTAGTATCTACTGACCCATTAAAAGCCTGCCCGATCTTGTTAGCCATGGGATTGACTGTGCTAAAGCCCTTTACTTTTTCTTCATAATCACGATTAATCGCATCGACTTGTATTCGGTAGTCGATGTCTTCTTGTCGCATCCCGCTACGCCGCATCTCGGCTCGTTTCCGGTTATCTCCGGCTGATTGTTTCAGTTGCTGAGTGCGCTGCTGGGTTTCCTGGATGTAAGCAAGAGCCCGCTCGGCACCTAGCTGCTTTTGCTTGAGTTCAAGCGTCCGTGCTTGATTTTCATTGTATTTAATAGCTATACCGTTGAGTATTTCTTGCCATTTTACTCTTTCTTGGTCTGTAAGTCGCGTATCACCAGCAATGTGTGCTCTCATTTGAGCTAGTTCGCGTTCTGCAATCATGCGATTCTTTGCGTGCTCCACAGTGAGCTTGGACGCTTCTGGGTCAAAGGCTGCATTAGTGGCTGTGCCTAATGCGGCAATAGTTTGCATTGTGCCGAACATTTCACTTTCCATCGCTTCGAAGTCTTCTTTACCTGGAAGCGCTTGCTCGAATGCTTTACCGACAGCTTCAAAGTTCTTAGAATTGCCGATGTCAGCAAGAGAAGCACGGAGATCCGCTAGTTTTTGACTACTAGCAACCAGCTTGTTCTCTAAGTCTGTAATCGTCCGCATGTGCTGCGGATTATCAACGGTGGATCCGTACTCGGGGAGGGGGCGAGCTGGCGCTACTTCTCTGTTTGCGCCGAGTCTGCTCTTATAAAACTTTTCTAGTTCTCCGAACTTCTTACTAGGTTGTCCGTAGTAACTGCCGCCCGCCATTGTTGGGAATGACGCCCATTCAGGTGCCATTTTTGCCGCAACTTCAGGTGTAAACTTACCAGCTTTAAGTGAGTCATATACACCACGTTTTTTAAGAAGCTCAATCGCTCCCCGGTCCTGGTTTCCAGGACTGAAATCATTCAGTCCGGCTTTTTTACTGACTTCATCCCATGTGCCAGGTAGGAACTGGTAGGCACCCGCTGCAGCGCTGGAGTACCTCGGAGTGTGTATGACTTTGTCCGGATGGCGGGCAAAATTGGAGAACGTGCTGCCTCCAAACATGGTCTTGTAGCCCTTGTCGGACCCTCCCAGCCAGGTGCCCTCAGCATGTCGGATGGTGTCGAGTGCAGCTCGTAGCTCGGGGGTGATACCGTTTACAGAGGCGCGGGCTGCAGCGGGAGCAGCAGCAGTAGATGCTCCAGGGATTGCTCCACCCTGCGGTAGAGCCCGGTCAGTGCGTCCGTGAATGAGTGTGAAGAGCCGCTGACCATCTCTTGTGAGACTCATACCAGCCCCGTTACGACCGCCGCTGAAATAATTTCTCTGGGCCCCTGGTATTACAGGAGCAAGCATGGGCGTGCTTTCTACTGCTGAACTATGGGCCAGTGCGGCTTTACCGCCTCTTTCAATAGCTACTTGTTTTGAAGGTGTGTAGAAATCAATTGCATCTCTTCCAGTCCCACCATTACGAGAACGGTGGGCAGCACGGGCATCTGTCACCCATTTAGTTTGTTCAGCCTCAGAGCCTTTAACAGGGAACACTCTTCCATGAACAGCCTGATTGCTTAGTACCATTGCGCGGCCGATCTTGTCATACTCTTCCGCCATCTGTCGCACAAGAGCTACCTGCTCTTTGAGTGGTACTCCAGCGCCAAATGCCATATCTTGGTGATACTCCGAGCTCCCACCTATCAGGTGAGCGGGACCAGTGCGAAGGCCTGAATCAAAGGCTTTACCACCAGAAAGGCCGGTCACGCCACCAGTGGTAGCGCTACCACTCATACCAGCACCGATTTCTTGCTGACCCTTAATTGCCAGCATTGTGTATTCATCCGCCTTTCTACGGATCTCAGCAATTCGCTTTTCCTGCTCTAGCCTGTAGTCGGCTAGCGTCTTCTCCATATTGACAAGCTCGGTAGCCATCTCTTTCTTCTGCGCTTCGATATTGAGTTCCCCTTTCTCGCGCTCGGTGATATAGGTGTTCAGCGCTTCCATGGCCGCCCGGGAGGCGCCTTCCTCACCTTCGAGGAGCTTTGCGTTGGCCTGCTCCATCTGGGTGATTCGGAGCTCTCCAGCAGCGCGGAAGATGTCGATTTCCTTCTGGGCCAGGGACTGACGACGCTCGAAGACGGCGTCCTCCTGGGACTTGCGGAAGTTGGCAAGATCTTCCTCGAAAGCGCGACGACGCTCAGCTAGATCACTTTCAAGCTGCTTTTGTCTTTCGATATTGGCGCGGTTTTCTTCAGCCTGAAGGCGGATGTCATCTGAACCGGTGCCGCCAGCTTTATCATTGAGCTTAAATTTTTCAGCACGGGCAGCTGCTTCTCGTTGCTGACGTAGTAAGTCTTGCTGATACCACCCCGTTTTACTGTGACGACCCATGGGATCGGTGATATTGCGGGTATCAAAACCGAAGATTTTATTATCTGTGGATTTACTCCCTCTTCCAGGTTGCTTCCCTGCGATGGCTCCTAATGTGCCGCCTCCGATTGCGCCGCCAGAAATCAACGCAAGTAATGGTCCAAATTTGCGAAGCAGTTTGTCTAGCTCTCCAGCAAACCATTTAACGCTATTGCCTAGTTTCTCGAAGATATTAGGGCCAGCCTGTAGCCTTAGTTTCTCATTTATTTCATTTAAGTTATTGACAGCAGCGTCATACTCATTACTAACTAGGGATTCTAAATATGCCTTCTGAGCTTTTTCGGCCTCGGTAGCGCTCTCACCTACATCACGAAACTTAGTGTTTAGTTCCTTCAATGCTGCTTCTGCTTTCTGGGTGCGTGCCAGTTCTTCTTGCTGACGCTGGAAACGACCGAAAAGATCTATAACAACGGCTAAAGTAACTTGGATAATTATCATGTACGCATTAGCTTTCATGAAACCAGCAACCGCTCGCCCCATGGATACAACCGCTGCAGATACTGCAGCACCCATGCCAACGGCTGCACTCGTGAAAGTCTTCAGGCTAACTCCACTTCTAATCAGATTTTGACTAAGGCCCACCACAGCCGTACTCATATTTCTGATGGGTCCGATAGCGCCGGCGAACATCTGGGTGATGCCTAGCTTGTTCAGAATTGCTACTTGAGCAGCCAACTGAGCAAGCACCATCACAGGCGGAAGCTGCACAAGTGCTGTCAAAACTTTCAGCACACCAGCAAGGCCTGTAGCAATAACTGTTACAACTTCACTGAGGTTTGAAAAAAGAGAAGCAAGCGATTTTAGAGATTCGACACCAATAGAGGCCAGGGCCTTGCCTAGTTCTAAGAATGCACTGAGTAAAACACCAGCACTTTTAACAAGCTCCTCTAAGATGTTGCGAACTGGTGCAATAAACTCATTAGCATCAGCCTGCAATGAGGTAAAAGCTTGTTGAATAACGGTTACAAACTGCTTAGCGCCCTCGGCGGCACTGGCGCCTATGCCTTGGAATAAATCCGATCCTCCAACGATCGCTGATAAATTATTGCCGAGGAGTTCACCGATACCCGCTCCCGCTTCTCTACCTATTGCGAATAGGGTATCCCGAATGCTATTGAGATAGTTAAAAACAGTTCGGAGACCGCCCAGCATGGGGTCGAGTAAACCTTTACCAAATTCTTGTCCAAAGAGTTCTTGTAAATCCTTAAGATTGCTCATCACGCCAGAGAAGCTCTGTGCAGCTATCTTTTGTCCAGCGACAGCACCTTCTAATTTGTTCTGAATAAAGGCAACCACACCACCGGCTTGTGTTCGTGCTCTTTCTACATCTTCTGAAGTAATCCCCAGTGCCTTCGCCATATACGAGTCTTTTGTAATATCTCCCCGCAGGATCGATCCAATCTCTTGGCGAGCCTGATGTAGTGGAAGACCAAAGGTGCCTAAAGCGGCAGAGAAGCTGATTGCTAAATCTTCCGCATCTTTTAAGCCCCCACCGATCATTCCGATCTGAGAGGAGACAATTGCGAAAACTTCAACTACATCATTAGACGTGACTCCCGCGAGTTCAATGGAGCGCTTGCGGATGCTATCGACACGCTCCTCAACTTGTCCTGTAAGAGCTACAATCTTTTGATAAGGATCTGTAATTTCTGAACCATTTCGAAAGACTTTATTGGTAGAAGCCAGAGTGGTCTGGGTTTTAAGTATCGTTTCTCTAAACTGGATTTCCCTGCCTATTGTTTCATCAAAAAACCCTCTAAAAGCAGCACCCGTCAGACGTACAGCCTGTTGTACACCGTACAGGGCAAGACCAACTTTTGAAAAGTTCTCCACAAGACGCATTGCGCCCCCTCCGCCCGCGCTACCTACTCCGCTTAAGGCAGCTTCAGTTTTTTTGATCTCTCCAGTAAGTCGCTTAAACGCTTCGGATTTTGTACTAACTCTCTCAAGTTGTTGCTGTAAGTCTCCGAGTTTGGCTCTTAACGCAACGATGCTAGAGGGGTCTGCATTGATAAGCAGCTTCTTTTGCTCAAGACCCCTAAGCCTATTTTGAGTATCTTGAATCTGTGCGCCTAACTGTTTGAACGAAGTGCTATTGATGTCGATAGTGACTTGATGCTCTTTTAAGCGCCTTAGCTCAGTTTGTAAACCTTTGGTTAAAGAGGCTAGACTATTAGAATCTACAATAGGCTTTATCTTTGGCTTGTTTACATCTTCTATCTGTTTAGATAGTTTTCTTAACTCATCTAAAGCGGCTTTAGTGTCCGCTGTGACTTTTATCTGATACTCAGACACACCTTAAGCCCTATACGTTATCCGTATTTTACGTGGATTGGCTGAGCGGGGTAATCAGAGAAGTAAACACATGCATAGGAATCTGACGCTTGAGTAATAGTTTTTTCAACTGGGCCACAGTTTCGTCACTGGGCCCGATGCGGGTTGCGCCCTCGGGGTTCCAATCCGGGAACGGCAGGAAATCCTTGACATCCAACTTGGGGGCGGCGCGTTTGGATCCGGAGAAGCCGTGAGCAATCCCGATTAGGGTCGTGGTCAGGCGAGCTACCGGGAGCGCATCGAGGTTGGCTCGGCCGAATTCCTGGTTGTCCAGTTCACGGAGGACCCAGCGAATCACGCGAACTGGGGTCCGCAGGAACCGGTCAGCGGGGAAATCAGGCCCGAGAGGGGAGCAGCGAATGCGGAAGTAGATCGAATCCCAATCGGTCTCGGGGAGCCTGAGATGGGATTCGCAGCGGTCGATGATCTCGTCGATGCTCAGCTCGCGAGCGCTGCTTCCGCCTCTTCTGGCTTTCCCTCGGGTTCAGGCCAACCGTCGCGCTCCCAAAGAAGGAACTGATAAAGGCTCTTGCGGATTTCAGAAGGCAAGTCTTCGGTGTCTTCTTGGGTCCAGTCCCGGGTTTGGATCCACTCACGAGATTTGGGCATTTTGGTTTGCCCTCTGTACTGCATTAGCAGAGTCACATAAGCGATCTGCGTTTGTGTGAAAGAGATGCCGGCACTCTGGACTTCACTGAACTCCTCGACGTAGTCGTACAGGAGATCGCCGTTTGCATCCTCCGACAGATTGGACAGGAGATCCTGTGCTTCCTTCGGTGCGATGTCCTTATCTTTAGAAATTCGACGAACCAACTTCATTTGAGCAAGTGTTGCCTTGCTCTGCTGTTTATCAATCTTTTCAATCCCAATAATTTCACCAGGACGGAGCTCTTTGTGAATTGGTAACCGAAAGGGTCCGATCTCGTGGAACTCGGTAGGCGCGGGAAATAGGAGGCTGCCGTACTTACTCATGGCTTGTAGGGAGCTCAACGTCCCAGGCCCGACATGGGGTCGATTGGTTGAGCAGTTCTGGTGGGAGATTCACTGACAATGTAGCGCGTTCATCCGCTAAGCGTATAGACTGGTGACGGATGAGGGGTTCGAGATAGAGGGCACCACAGTGGAGCGTGGAGCCCTCGACTCGACAATTCACCGCAAAGACTGTGCTTTCCGGATCACTCAAGAGTGGATAGTTCATGCCGAAGAAAAAGGCCCCGAGAACGGGGCCCTGTGAGTGTGATGGCAGCCGCAATCAGGCGAAGCTGAGCGCAGTGGTGTTGCTGTACTTGCCGAACACAGGACGACCCCGGGACATAAGATCCAAGGAGATCTCGGTCAGGCCTTCGGCTGACATCTGCTCTTGGTAATTGGAGACAACAGCGTTGAATCCTGTAAAGTCGTAGATGTAAGCCCCTGTAGTGCCGGTAGCCTGACCCATTTCTTTCAGGAACTCGAAGTAAACCTCGAAGTTCTTGTCGTAACGGGCGCGTTGGAACAGCTCAAAGCCCTCTTCGTAATCACCGACAAATTGGGGACAAGTACCTGTACCCCCAGTAGGAACATCAGTGTCCCGTAGGAAGTAAGTCGTAACACTGGCTTGCACGCTAGATCCAGTGATCACGCTATCGCCCCAGCCGTCATCACCAAGCAGACGGAAGTCTTGATTGGTGTCGTTGATTTGGAACGAGGTTTGTGTCACACCTTGAATGGTGACATAAGCATCACCCGCGTCCAATGTGGGCAGGGTGATCAAACCAGTGGTACTATTACGTGTAGCGTAATAGCGACAAGGGGCTTTAAGACCTACAGCACGAACTAGCGTGCGGTGGGCTTTGTGGAAAGCAAGTCCGATTGCATAATCGGCCATGGTAGGTTCTCCTAGGGGATGGGGGGATGGATGGATGGCTCGGTGATACGAGCCGTGACAGCTTCAAAAGTTGCCTCAGTACGACGCATTGGCACAATTGAAGCCCGGGGGAAAGTCCGCACCAATCGGCGGACGATGTCTCGCATAGAAAGGGGCATTTGGGTGCCCTCCTTCTTGCCGTAGTTCGTGAAGCGGACGTCCCAAGTCTCGAAAGACAAAACGCCGCTCATCGAACCTGGAGATCGGACCTCGGGGACTTCCTCGATGGTGCATTCGATGCCGGTGATGTTCCAGCTGGAAGGCACTGTGGAAGAGCCGATGACATAGACCGCAGGAGTTCGAGAGCCATTGGGCAGGGTGTAGACACCTGGCCAGTGCAACTCGCTCTTGAGGGTGGAGCCGTCAGCCTCGTAGATGTCGAGGATGTAGCGCTCAAGAGTGCGGCGCAGGTCGCGGGGGCTGGGGCAGGCGGTGGAGATCGTCATGACGAGCGCTCCAGAGCAGCACGGAGGAACACACCGAACTTTGTTGGGACCTCCTTGAGTGGCTCTCGTGTCCAGGGCCTAGCTGGGTAGCGTTGACCATTGGTGGCGACATACCCCTCATGGACATGGGAGGCGTACTCGGTAGCCCAGGTAAAAGTGACGGAGTCATCTGCGTTGATCTCACGGGTCAAGCTGGCCCGGAGACGACCTGTGTCCACGATGTCCCGCTGAGTTGGAGGATTAGGCCAGCCCCACTTCACTGCTGAAATTTCATCAGTGAAACTAGCTTCGAGATATACCGCTAATTGCCGCATTGCTTTGGCCTTAGCAGCTTGAAGAGCTCGTTCAAAATCTCGTTGTGGCCGTGGCATTACGCTGGGCCTCCTACAACTCGGAAGATGCCGCCGATGGACTGTCGAAGTGTTGCGCGATGGTAGGCATCCATCGCGAGATCAAAAACCAGTTCAAAACGTCCTCGGTAGCCATTGATCGTTGCAAAGGCTTGGGAGCCATTGGTAATGCGTGGATCTAGCTTGGTGGGGTGCAATAAGCGCCCCGAGCACGAATAAACTGTGGTATCTACACCGCTATCCGCTTTCCAAGATGGGACCTGGAGCTTGATAGCAGCGAGATATTCGACAGTTACGAGATCTTGAGTGAAGTTTCCTGTAGTAGGATCTACAGAGCCCAGCCTGTCTGCGGGCACCTCAAACGCCAGTTCAGCATTACCCCAAGGGGCGTAATCAGCAATAATCGCAGTAGCGATAGGCATGACTAGAGACTGAAACCACAAATAGCGAGTGAGTCAAGAAGTCGTTTGTACTCTTGGCCATAGAGAGTCGATTCGATCAGGTTGCCCGTGGGGGCACCAGAGCGAGCCTCAATCTGCAGACCGATCTGAGCGATGCGGGTGGCCAAGAGATGGGCGGCAAGATAGGTGACACCGTCTGTGTGGAGGGAGCCCCACACGACAGGAGAAGCAGCACGACCCGCTTCTGCGATAGCCCCTTCGACAATGTCCTCCGACTGCTCTCCGAACTCGGGGAAACGGGTTAGGAAGGATTCAGTAGAAGGAATTGCCACTAGCCGTTACCAGAGGTAATAGCTGTCTTGCGTCTTGCGATCGCGTTTTTGACCTTGATCCGCTGATCCTTAGCGTCCCATTTAGAGAGCTGTTCAAGATCGAAGCTGTCTTCAATCAACCGCAGAGCGGTTTCAAGAGGGAAAGCAGCGAGAGAATCGCTAGCTTCAGGTTCGACTTGTTCTTCTACGACAGTGGACTCTGTGGTTTCAATGCGTAAAGCACCGATTTGAAGAGCGGTTTTAACCTCTGCGTAGTCTTGGATTGCAGCCCAAACTGTCTCTGGAACATCACGATTAACACCCGCCGAGAGGCAGAAGTAATCAGGAAGACCCTCCTTCTGCAGGAAAGAGAAGCCCCAAAAGGCCTCCTTGTCCATTGGAGGATTGAGCAGCTCGGGACGGTAAACGAGGATCATGATGGATGGGTTGGGTTAGCAACCTGTTCAGAATAGGTCAGAAAAGGCTACGCTTTCTCCATGACAAGGCCGCTCTTGGGGTAGTACCAAGCGAGGCCGCCGCAGCGAGCGTGTGCAGCAACGGAGAATTCCAGACCACGGCGCTCCGGAGGGAAGAACTCCAGGGGTTGAGTGATATGGAACTGGAGCTTGTCTGGGCTCCGGTCGTAGATGACGATGCGGTCCTTGGACAGGCGACCACCGGATTTCGATGCTTCGAGCTCATTGATGGGTTCAATGGCACGGATGATCGGATTGGTGCGGAGGAAGAACTCCAGAACCGTAGTGTCGCTGGTGGTCGATCTCGGGGTGGTGGAGATGATGCGGTACACGTCGTAGGGCACCAACATGGTGTTGGGGCTTTCCTTCATGTTGCTGTTCTGAACCAGGCGAGTGGGACCTTCGTTCAGCAGTTGCAGCATCTCGTCCGTAGATGCAGTATCGAACCACTTGTTAGGAACAAGCTTATCGATCTGATCGTTGTTCAAGAAGCCCTTCATACCACTTCCGGTATCTCCGAAAAAGGCGAGGGACTGCATGGTCTCCTCATAGGCCCGCCTGACGGCATTGGCCCGACGCTGCTCCAGGTTCATGCCGGGGACCATGGAGGCGGCCCGGGTTTCCTGAACGGTGTAGGCGAACGAGGCGCCGAAGGAACGCACCGGGTGGGTGACTTCCTTGCGGAGCACATCGGAGCGGGGAAGATCCTGCGCTTTGTCAGCGATCATCTTCATACTGCCGATCTTGTCGAACACCCGATAGGTGTAGGAGTTGGCACCGGGACCTACTTCAGTAGAAATAGGTACAACAGTGGAATACTTGATGTCAGCATACTGTTGCTCGAAAGTGCGAGTAAGGATCTGCTCCAGCTCGCGAGCAAGAAAGATACCGACATCAGCATCGTTACGGATGTCTCTGGTCATGGCACGTCAGCGGTGAAAGTGGAAGCGGGGATGTCCAGTTCCAGAAGAACCAGACCGGCTGCCGAGGTCTCAGAGAGCCAGCGGGCACCCGTGATGCGCGTGGTCTTATTGGCCACGGCCGTTTTGGCGAAACGTCCAAGGAACGAACCTGCAACAGCACTACCACCGGTGGTGTTAGCGGCATTCCAGAAGCGCACGTCATCACCGAGAGCCACGGCCTCAGTGACGTAGACCCAGACGACGCCCTTGGAAAGGACATTCACCGTCTCCTTGTCGGGATAGCCGAGGCGGCCGTCCGAGAAGATAGGAGTGGGATTGGGGATGTAGGACTGGGAGCCCCCAACACCCTCCATGGTCATGGAGCTCACGGCAAGACCAACGATGTTGGTAGCTCCTGCAGCGATCTCGACTGCCAATGCGACATTGGTCGTCGGGGTGTTGTCGATCCTCAGCAGTGCCCCAAAAGGCAGTGCCGCGCCGGACTGGTTGATGTAGCTACGGGAGACATAGGCTTGCTGATCAGCAATCATGCCCTCGTGAGCTGCATCCTGAGTCAGGGGGTAATTTCCCTGAGCTCCGATGGGATTGGCTACAGTGGTAGCGGTGAAGGTAACAGCCATTTACTTAGTGGCAGTGAGCGGTTTTTTCCATGCGTTCTGTTGGTCGGCATGGTATTGCGCAATTGGATTGCGCGAGGAGTTACCAGCACCTCTGAGAGCCTGTTGCAGAACAACAGAACTGTCAGCGCGGTCCTCTTCAGGGGATTCGTCCTCTTCGGTGTCCTCGGGATCTTCCGAGTCGCGATGGGCGAGGATGCCGTCCACAGCGCCTTGGATGTAACTAGGGTTCGCGTCCTCGGGGGGTTTGTTACCGGTGAGGTTGGTAAAAGCCTGGCTGTAGAGCTCTGCGTCGTCGATCCCATCGAAGTGGAAATCGTCGGCAAAGGCCGGAGCAAGGTGTTTGAGGGTGGTCAGGCGCTTCTGAACCAGTTGGTCAATCTGCGCTGTGTCGAGACGGGCTCCGGTTGCGGATTCCAGCTCATCAACTCGCTCTTTAAGAGCATCAGCACGCCGTTCGGCGTCAGCTTTTTCTTGGGATGAGGCTTTAAGATCGGATTGGGCTGAATCGAGTGCGGTGCGCAACTCGGTTTCAGTTGCCTTAGCGGCATCAACACGGCGCTCCAGATCCCGTACATAGGACTGGACAGCGGTCGCTGCATCACTGGGCAGTTCGATCTCCAAGCCGTCAAGTTTGACAGTGGCCATACGAGGAGATGGGTTTGTAGGGGACTGGACTGGACGAACGAGGGGGAAATCAGGATCGATGGCGACTGCATCAGCAGCATCCATGCGGTCTAGGAGCAGGCGAACTTCAGGGCCTGCTCGTCCTCGGGGGACGACAGCGATGTGGTTAACCCGAATGTTCCGTTGGATGCCGTCATAGGCCTCGCCCTCGGGAGTTACACCGGGGGTGGGGTCGTAATCGACTTTGTATCCAGCAGATAGTTCGGTGGCATCGCCTCTGTTAATCTTCTCGATAGAGTCTGCGTCTGTAATTGTGAGGCAGACTTCTACAAAGCCATTGCTGTAATGGACTTTGCTACCGGAATAGCCAGTCTGGTACAGCTTTGTATTTGTAGAATCAAGAAGAGAAGGGGGATGGTCATACGTTACGGGAGTCATTCCGAACGTACTAAGTGATTCAGGGTTACTGACCTCTTCTGGAGGGCGGTATTCCCGAACCTGGCTGCCATCTGCGCGTCGATACAACTGGGTTCCGACACGAGCCGTACGACCCCACACCCGGAGGTAGCCCTCAGGAGTGGTCTCGCTCTTAGTTATAGGAGCGAAGTCGTAGCGAGAAACAGATGTTTCCATGGGCCAGCTTACTCGGTTCAGTTGTAATGAGTAGGCTTAATCGGAAAGCGAATAGCAGCCCATGGCCATCTACAGGCAGTTGACGATTTGTAGGCGGATTAAGGCGTTACGGATACACGCTGGAATGACACAAAGTGACGTAGCAGAACACATGAGCATCAGTCAAGCGGCATATAGTCGCCTAGAAACTGGGGAAGTGGAAATATCCGTGCTGAAGCTGCTTGAATTGTGTGACTTATACGGGGTGAAGGCGCGGGATATAGTCGATGATGTGTAAAGGGTGTCATTGAGGGGACAACACCAACAGCTTTTGTCTGATCCATTATCCAATCCCTCCGAGATCGGTAGACTATGGACATACAACGATTTTTTGCCACCCATGGCAACTCTCACGAAAAAGCGTTTGATGGCCCCTTCTGAGGGAGAGTGCGAAATGGAAGATGGTGGTAGCTACTGCGGTAGTAAGAAGATGAAGGACGGAGGTTACAAGCGCATGATGGACAAGGATAAAGAGTTAGGACTAACTGGCGCAGCTTTAAGCTACAAACCAAAGAGCGGTCGTCCAAAGCAAAAGGCAAAGATGGACAACATCTGGGCTGATGGTTTTGCTTTTAATTCAAATTCTGTAGTGATCTAAGGCTACTACCTAAATGCCTGGTGCCCTTATGCAGTATCAAACCACTAGGCTCTATGGTTAAGCCGCTTTTGCGACTTGAGCGCCGCTCCCCGGAGCTGCTGGAAGTGCGAATCCCGTATGGCAAAGCCGAACCCCATACGTTCTTACTCGCATCTGATATTCACCTTGATAACCCAAAGTGTAATAGGGATTTACTAAAAAAGCACCTTAAACAAGCACAGGGCGTGGGTGGACACGCCCTTTTCTTTGGGGATGTGATGTGTTTGATGCAAGGCAAAAAAGATCGACGTGGCTCAAAGAGCAGTATCAGGCCAGAGCATCTGGGCAGCAATTATTTTGATCTGGTTTTTAGCGAAACTGCTGAATGGCTTTCGCCTTTCTCTTCAACCATCCTGATGATGTCTGACGGCAACCACGAGACCGCCGTTCTGAACAATCAAGAAGTGGACCCCTTGGGCAATGTGGTTAGGCTAATGAGGGAGCGGTATAAATCCCCTGTTGAACACATGCGCTATCAGGGGTGGATATGGTTCACGTTTTACCGTGCAGGCGAAACGAGGGAACATAGTGCGCGACGGTGTACGTTGTTCTTCCATCATGGTGCCTGGGGAGGGATTGTAAGTAAGGGCGTGCTCGGGGGGATGAGATACAGCTCACTGGCGCCGGAATCTTCGATCATTGTTAACGGGCATAACCACGAGAGGTCTATAGTTAGTCATCCATGCTATCGGCTAAACGAAAATGGAAAACAGAGAGTTTCTCAGCGCTGGCATGTGCAGACAGGTTGCTACAAAGAAGAGTTTGAAGACGGTGCTGGCTGGGCGGTGGAGCGTATTGTGATGCCTAAGTCGTTAGGTGGGGTGTGGCTCAAACTTTGGCCCACTCGTGAAGGTGTAGAGATCAGCTTGGAGCCCGCAATATGAAGCCTAGACTGAGGGTTCTTATTGAGCAGTGTGTGGAAGAAGGGACCTTACTGGGTTATAGGAGAGCGCATAAGCACACAGACGACCCCGGAGAAGATGCTATTGCTGAGATGATCACCAACGCAATAATGGGCCGTTTGTATGAGTGGTTTGTGTTTGACGAGTCAGAGTAGTCAGGAGTAACAGCTGATAGGGGTGCCCGGCCTTCGGTACGGTTTCAGGCTGCCCCCAACGAAAGCAACCACCGCGCCCCCCTTGCGGATGATGGGCCGACCGGACCTGGCGAGCGTAGGGCATGAAAAAGCCCCGGTGGTGGTCGGGGCGGGTCGGGAACAGCCGTGGGGATCAGGCGGCGTGGCACAGCTCCCAGCAGGTGTCGGAGATCAACTGATAAGTGCCGGGGCCAACAACGGCATCCAGTGCGTTGCGCAGGGGAATGCCCGCTTCGGTCAGGGTCAGCACGACCATGGAGATGGCCTGATCTTTGCTGCAACCGGTCTGGGTCAGGCAGTAGTTGAGGGCTTCGGTGATCTCAGGGCGGCGGGTGGCACCAGTGGCGGCGGCGGCAATGGTTTGGGCGGCGTTGCTGGTCATGTCTGGTGTTGGGTGGTGGAGGGCCTCCCCTCCGATGAACTAATAGTAGCGCGTACCGTTGCGGTTAGTAGGGGATTGGCGGATCAGTTTACAACCCGTCACATAATGAAAAAGCCCCTCGGGTGAGGGGCGGTCGCGGCGGGGTTAGCCGAGGTTGTACTTGGCCCAGGTCTTGACTTGGCCCAGGGTTACAAAGCGCTCAATCTCGCCGGCGTAACGAAGCTGGAAACGGTAACCGGTGACGGCCAGGCCAGTACTACCCATGTCAACCATGAACACGCCTACGGCCATGAGAGCAAGTTGAACGTCAGAAGCGGAACGGGCGGTGATGGTCATTTGCTTTGTTAGGTGGTGGAGGGCCTCCCCTCCGATGAACTAATAGTAGCGCTTGCCGTTGCGGTTGCCATGCTCCCATCAGGCCTGTTCACAATCCGTCACTTTTGGTCTTGGCCCTGACCCGTGCAACCCTGGCGGCCTTGTCGGCACGGCCCTCTGGTGTGAGCCGTTCCCAGCAACGCCGGCAGATCTCCCCATAGCGTCCGCTGCGGCCTGCTCCACAGGCTGAGCAGATCAACCGCTCTGCTGGTGGGATCTTCCCGGCTTTCCTGGCACGCCAACGGCGGGAGCGCTCGGCGTTGGTGGGGTCGCTCACCACTCCCCCAGGCGATGGCACTGCAGCACCGTGGCGCGAGGGCCGAGGCCTGCCAGCTCGATTGCTGACAGCTGCGCATGGGTTAGGGACTGGGCCTGCAAGTGCAGGGTGCGACGTTGTCCGGAAGGGGCCAGCAGGTGGATTTCGTAGGGGTGGGTCATGGCTGCGGTGGGATTGCTTGCCGGGATAGGCTCCCGGCGGGCCGTGGGTGGGTCAGTAGCGAGCGGCTAATGCAGTGGCCAGATGACGCAGGAAGTGGTGAAAGTCTCCGTTTGCAAAGTCCAGTTTCCGCACAATGCCGGCGATTTGCTCTTGCTCGGCGGCTGGTGCGTTGTCGATGGCTTCAATCACCACAGAGGTGGGGATGATGTGGGCGGTGCCGTCCGGGGCTGTCACTTCGTAGATCATCTCGGCCAGCTGCTTCTCCTCAAAGAACAGCTGCAGAAAGCGGCGGGTGCCAGTGGCGGAACGGTGAGCGGTGGTGGTCATGTCTGGGGTTGGGTGGTGGAGGGCCTCCCCTCCGATGAACTAATAGTAGCGCCTAGCGTTGCGGTTGGCTTGGTCACAAGCAGGCTGTTCACAAACCGTCACACATCTGTAACAGGAGTAGGCGCCATCGACTCAAACACCGCTTTTGTCAGGTCATCGCTCAACGGAACACCCGTATGCTTTGCGACTTCCTTGCGATGACGTGCAGCCATTCCGGCATAAGTAGGATCAATCCTTGCTATCTCAGGGTCATACGGCGCTACAGCACACCGGCACCGTGGATGTAACGGTAACTTTAACTCTGTACGTCGATAAATACGACCTGCCCTGTCTCGACATACTGGACAAGTCCGATCGTCACTTGTCGCGTAATACATCACTAGATCAATTCCTATTGTAGCGTAATACGCATTACTTGCTTCCGAATACGCACGCATACTTTCGGTTCGTACAATGGTCTCCGCTCGCCCTCTTGTAATCACTAGACGGTCTCGCATATCACGCACCATCGCATCAGTAGGGCGACCTTCTGCAATCCCCTGCGCCACAATCTCCGCAGCAGTTCGGGCAAACTCATCCCCATGACGCCTTAAATACCCCTTAGCCTGCGCCGCAGCAGCCATCGTTGCCTCAATCGGAATTGTAATATCCACTCGTGGATGAGTGGGTAGTAGCTCACCCGTGAGCGCATCAGCTGCCACGATCCCAAGCTTGGATGCCTCCGCAACTAAATTCCGGAATAACTCGTCATACTGGTCCTGCATGTCCGGCCGCACAGCAGGAATCAGCTCACGGAACACTTGCAACAGCAGCACATTCCGTTGGCTTGGATCTCGCATGCCGCGTCGCATATGCTCCCGTGCTCGGCGAAGCAGACGATTAAACGAGCTCTCCAGAACCTGATTTAATAGTACAACTACATCATCCTCGGCATTCCGTAGCAGATTGTTGTAGCGCTCAAGTAGATCCAAAACTTAGGCTAGTAGACCTCCCATCCAGCACGTAGCGATTCAATTTCGCTCTCGGGGATAGCGGAGAGTCCTGCGATATTCTGCCGGAACAATCGGGAAATTCCAAGCTTGGCAGCACGGAGGGACGCGAAACCGGTGGCATAGGGACCGTCGATCAGCTCCCCGTCGCGGTCGAAGCGGGCACGGTACAGCTTATAGGCCCGGGCGCGGTGAGGGCCGAACACCACCATCGGGGCCGCCTGGCTGGAATCAGTGCGCTGGCCGTCAGGCCCCACCAGATAGCCCGCGCAGAGGTCGTCTACCCGGTGGGTGACCCGGATCCGCAGGCCGTGGGCCTCGTAATGGTCGAAAGCGTCGGTCTTGGCGCCGTCCTCGGGGGGCGGGGGTTGATCCTCCGGGGGCTGCTGGGCGGCGAGCTGCAGGTTCTGATACCCCATCATCCGGCTCTCGAATGAGGCGTCCGCAGCAGCGCTCAGCTGCTTGGTTACAGCAGCATTGAGCGTGGTTTCAGTGTTGAAGTCGGTGCCACCAAAGCGGGCTTCACGTACTTCAATGGCGTTCAGTACACCGAGATTAATATATGTGTTGTCTATTTGAGCTTGGGCAGCGCGGATGTCAGCTTTCTCTTTATTAGTCTCAGTAAAAGCTGAGGGGAAAGAGACGGACCAATTACGTGGGGGGCGGCCTCGGGTGGGGCCCTCCTTGCTGGCCAAGATGTAGGAGAAGATCTGCTCGACCGCTGACATGCAGTAGAGCTCTTGCCAGTTCTCCACCAGGGAAGCCCAGAGGCGCTCTTCAAACCGGCCCTCTTTGCCCAGGCCACCGGGGGATTCCCCCATGAGAATGGCAGAAGGCCAACCAGTGGCAGCTTGTAGGTCTTTGATGAAGGGATCTGTGGCTGAAGAGATATTGTTGAGAGCACGGTTGAGATATGTAACTGTCTCTTCTTTGTCAATGACCATGCCTTTGTACATACTGCGAGATAGGATATTGGCTTCTAGGCGCTTCCGGATGTCTGATTCGTTGCCAGCAGCAATACGATTAAAGAGTCCTGGGATGCTGTGTACAAATAAATCTGCGTCTGAAAGCATTGTTTCCAAACCCATCATGCCGCTTTCGTAGCGCTTGTAGGCGTCCCAAATTAGTTGCAGAACAGATTGGCCCCAGCCGACGTTACGTACTCGGAGATTCCAGGGGAGATACAGCCCATCGAAGCGGGCCACTCGGGATGCGTGTATGCGTATATCGACATATCTGCTGGTCTGGTCGGGCGACATGCGCTGCGAAGTGGAAATCCGGTAGAACTGAGGCTTGCTGTAGTCAATAATCGTGAAGTCCTCTGGTATCACCTCATGGCGAGACAGCGGGACTAGGCCTCGAACAGCGCGGATACGTGTTGGGTCAACAGGTTCTTCAGGCGGAAGGCCGTCGTCAATCAGCAGAACTAGGAGAGCGCCACCGTATAGCCGTTGGAGCTTGACAACTTCAGCGTAAGCGCGGCGAAATTCTAGGTTTTTAATGTATTCATCGAAATCAGCAATTAGATCGTTAGCATTGGGGATGTCGTCCCCGCCTAGCTTAATTGTTGCAGGGTGTCGCAGAACTGTATCTGCGATGTTATCTACGTAGCGACGGGGAATACCGTTTAGATACAGTATTTCTAATTCTGTCTGAGAAAGCAGTGAAGCATTCGCAACTCTTGTGGCGACGCTGCGATCGGTAGAGGCAGTCCCCATGCCGGTTAGCACGTTCACCAACGCGCCATCTGTACGACTTACAGATTCGTTATTCCGGAATATATCAGACGAGTCAGACACTCGATGTTGGTGCGCTATGTGCTACATCCTATCGCTGGAATGTAACTTTGCGAACTTACATTGGGCGCAGAGGAACTTACAATGAGTGCAGAGGAACTTACAATGTGCGCAGAGGAACTTACACTGGACACTTAGATATTTGCAAAGAACGCTGCAGTATTTGGAGTTTCTGGAATCAGACTGCAGGCAAAGGCCAACGCCATGACAGTATCATCGTTGAAACCGGATGCAGCGGCACGGACTCCGTGATCTTTCTGCTGGAAAGCGCGGAGTTCGTCCACAATCACGCCCTCTGGGAATATCAGGTCGTCATGTTCCAACAGGAACAAGATGCGGTCCGTGGCTGTGATCTTACTGGGTTGAGAAGTGGAGAAGAGCTCAATAGCGTACTCGGGGACAATGCCTTGGAGCGCTTCAGCGATCACTGCACCCATGGCCTGTTTTTCTACGATGATGCGATGCGGGATGTAGTCTTCTATAAGCTCTTTGATCCTGCGCAGGCTGTACTCAGTGCTGCGGCCGTTTTCACGATATAGGCTGACGACTTCATAAGGCTTACTGGTGATGTCAAGTACCAGTCCTACGAAATAGTCACTGCCGCCTGCGTTGGGATCTATCGCTAGTACATATGTACGGTTAACCGAGCCGCATTCGCGCCAGGAGCCACGGGCGCCACGGCTGATCAGGTCATAGGGGTAGATCTGGCTGTCGGTGGCGCCGAAGGAAAGCTCGTACTCGGTGGCCCAGGCGGACTGGGTGATGCGACGATCCTCCCGGGTTTTCTTCGCCCAGTTGGGATCTTGGTTGTAGACCGGATGCTGGGAGTAGTGAATTGCGACGCGGAGCCACTTGTCTGGCAACTGCGCCAGGCGGCTATTGAGCTCTGCAATAACAGCAGGGCCCTGGGCGGGGGTATCACGCGCACGCTCGACGTAGGACAACCAATCGGGGAAAATACCGGCGTGCCAAAGGGAGCCGTACCAGTCAGAGGCGGTATCTGGTGTGCTGGTGACGATCACCCGGCCTTTTTCGCCCAGCATGGAAAGCGTAGGGCTGGCGGCACGGTAGATCTCTTCAGCGCCGTCAACGAAGGCGGCCTCGTCGATCCAGAGGTCTGAGCAAGAGGGGATGCCACGAGCAGCGCGAGGGCTGCCGGGTAGGAAGTGGATAGTGCCGAAGCCAACGATGCTGATTAGCGTGGCGCTGTCTGTGGCGTAACGGAATGAGTGGCCTGGGATGCTGTTAAGCATCCGCTTAGCGCGGCGAGCTAATTGAGAAGAGTCGCCCTGAGTTTTGGAGAATACGACAGCAACGTATCCTGGTTCAGTAGCAGCGCGACAGCTGAGGGCGTTGACAACAGTTTCACTGACGCCAACTTGTCGGGATTTATTTACAATAACATTTTGATGGGAATAGATCTGCTTTATCAGGTCTATTTGAAAGTCATACGGGTCAAACGGGGCGACAGTGCCGCTTGTGGTGATCCAGGTGAGTCGAGCGAATTCAGACCACCGGTCGATGGTGGGCAGGGTGCTGACAGCGGGCTCGGGGGAGGCGGTGGCTTGGGCCTTGCGGCGTTCGATTGCGGCCTGCAGCTTGTCAGCGCGGCGGGCGAGTTGAGTCAGCGATGAAGTGGTCATTCATCGGTGGGCTCGAATGAAGGGAGATTGTCTTCGTCCTCGGGGAGAAGTTCAGCGGTCAGGGGGTCCACCATGGCTTCAAGGTTGGCCAACTTGCGGTTTAGCATCTGGGTCTCTTGATAGCGGCCTGCACCGTTGATTAGGGCACGAGAAGCAGCAATGCGATCAGAAGCATTCACGCGGGGGTCCCGCATGATGGCTTTAAGGGTGTCGATAGCTTCGGGTAGAAGTTCTATAGTTTGACTTTCGTTGTCTGAGATTATCTGCTGCTGTCTGAGGAAGATAGCACGTTGAACTCTTGGTTTCTGACGCCAGTTATAGAGAGTGCGCTCTGCGATGCCAAGTTCTGTAGCGGTCTCTCGGTTGTTTTTTCCCCGGGCCAGGAGAGCGACAGCCATCCGTTCCTGCTCGCGAAGACCGTCAATGGGGTTGGGATTGATTGTGCGCATGTGCGTGGGTGCTGTATATTCAGTATACTAAACAGCTACAGCCCTTGGCGCATGGCCCATGCTGTGGCGGCTTTTTGCATTTGCCGGGCCCGGAGGGTGTCTTTACATAGTTTACGTAGGGTAGCTATATCGTTGGTTTCATCTACTGTGCGGCACATTCTTTCTAGTTCAAAGGATTGATAAAGGGTTAACTGCATGGGATCAGGGTCCGACATGGAGCTGTACCAAAGTGCGAATAGCTAGCAAAAAGGGGGCGCGGGGCCCCCAGTGCAGTCAACAGGCTGCGGATCAGGCCTCGGGGTCTGCGTCAGCGACAGGCTCGTCAGCGACAGGCTCGTCGGCCACAGGGGGCTGAGGCAGCACTTCGGCGAGGCGGCCGAGGATGCGGGTTTCCATTTCGTCTTCAGCGACTTCCTCGGACACAAGGGTCTGGAAGCGCTCAGCGGCGGCGGCCAGTTCAGCTTGGAGAGCGGAGTTGGCGAGGCCGGATTCACCGAGGGCAGCCTTCAGGGAGGCGTTCTCGGAGATGAGGAATTCGACGCCGGACAGGATTTGGGTAAGGGCGGACATGTGACGTAAGAGGGCGGTGTGATTTTCTGCCAGGAGGGCGGGCAGACGCTCGATTGTGCGGAGGGCTTTCGAGAAACGCTCCACATCTCGGCTCACCGACCGCGAGAAGTCACGAATAGCCGTGAGCATTTTGGGACGGGTGAACTTGGTTCAAGCATAGCATTCGGATGTGGGTGCGTCCATGCGCTGTTCGTGAATAGGTTGGTGCTGCGCTATACAAGCCAGTCCGTACTCGGGGGGCTTGTGGCTGGATCGGACATTGTGGTGGGGCTGGCCTGGGTGCCGTAGAGCTTCAGGTCAGCTATTTGCATCATGTTGCCGTCTGTCCTGAGGGTTGGAAACACCAGGCGGTATGTGGTAAGTGCGGACAGACCATCTAGGGAGACGGCTGGAGCTTCTGTCAGTCGTGCAGTGGGCAGCTGAAGGCCGCCCGAGATGAGAAGATCCCATCCGCCATTTCGCTGCCCATAGATCTGGTAAGAGGCAGGATCCCTGCCTGGCATGTCATTGGCTGTGGTTACCCTGAACCCAGTGATGTGGGTTGCTGTCAAGTAGCTGAACTCAATACCAGCGTTGCTACCTCCGATATTCAAATACTTTGTTACGGGATCATTATCAAACGCATTGCCTACCTTCTCAAAGGTTGGGGAGGCACTAAAACCATCAAGATCTATTGCTGTAATCCCTACGGGCGAGGGGAGAAGCCCTGGTGCTGGTGCTGGTGCTGGTGTTGGTGTTGGCGGCGCTGGTGCCGGTGGTGCCGGTGGTGCAGGAGTAGGAGTGGGGGCTGGTGGCGCTGGAGTGGGAGCTGGCGTGCTGCCGTGGCCATAGAGCTTCAATTCAGAAATCTGCATCATCTGGTTTTCTGCTCTGAGCGTCGGGAAAATCACCCGGTAGCTCGACAGAATTGGCAGCTCTGGCAATGCAATGCTGTTGCCAGCAGTGAGACGCGCCGCTGGTAGTTGCAAAGCACCTGAGGTGAGGAGCTGCCAGGAGCTGCCGTTGAGGCCATAGACCTGGTAAGAGGCCGGATCCCTGCCGGGCATGTCATTGGCCGTGGTGAGAGAGAACGAGCCCAAACGGGTTGGGGTCGCGAAGCGCAGCTGAATGCCTGAGTTGCTACCTCCGATGTTGAGGTATTTGGTGTTTGCATTGCTATCAAAGGCGTTGACCACCTGCTCGAATCTGGGAGAGTCACTAAAACCGTCCAGGTCGATTGCCGTGACCTCTACCGGCACCAGCGCTCCCGGTTGAGGGGCTGGTGTTGGAGGTGCTGGAGCTGGAGTTGGAGCAGGGGGTGGGGTTGGTGCTGGAGCTGGTGTTGGAGGTACCGGGGCCGGTGTTGGAGCTGGAAAAGCGCCAGTTGGTGGTGGAGTGTTCAGGAATGCCGCCACGTTCAGCCGACCACCTGTCACTGTTTTGCCCGCCAACGAGGCTGTTGGAGTGGTACTCGCTAGCAACGCTTCTCGAATCTGTTGAGCACTAGCGTTGGGATACTTTGCGGCATAAAGTGCAATCGCCCCCGTAACATGCGGCGCCGCCATAGAGGTTCCGCTCAGGGTTGAGTAATTGTTTCCTGGCAGGGTGGAGTAAATGCCAGACGAGGGTGCGGCTAGATCTACCGTTGTCCTTCCATAATTGTATTGTTGATTTCCGTTGACATCCAATCCTGTTACAGAGATGACGGCTTCGTAACCGGCTCTCTGCAAGGTGCTGATCCCCGATGGGTAGGAGACATGAACATCACTGTCCCGACCGGAATTGCCAGCAGCCGCGACGAACAAAATGTCTGCCTGCGCGGCTCGAAGGATGGCGTCCTCCATCCAAGGGCCTGTTCCACCTGACCAGGAATGGTTGCTGGCCACGATGTTGAGGCCATGACGCCGTTTCAGATCCGTCAAGTAATCCAGGGCCCTCTGGACCCCGATGGTCGTTCCGCCGCGATTCCCTATGAATTTGATGGGGATAATTCGCAGGTTGGGGGCTACTCCAACCACACCTTGGCTATTTCCACCAACAGCCCCGATAATTCCGGCTACATGGGTGCCGTGGCCATCTTGAGGGCCGTCAAAAACCGTATTGTCGTTTCTATCGAAATCCCAGCCGCGAATATCATCAATGTAGCCGTTCCCGTCATTATCAATTCCGTCTACGGTCTCGTGGGGGTTGACCCAGATATTCGCAGCCAGATCAGGGTGATTAAAATCCACCCCTGTGTCAATAATTCCCACATAAACATCCCTCGATCCCGTGTGGCCTGTTTTCCATGCTGCTTCGGCATTGGAGCCAAAGCCAGGGCCCATGCCCCATAAGTGGCCATTGGTGTAGCCGGGGTCATTGATGGTGACGTTGCTCGTGAAGAGCTGATCGCTGTCCACGGTAGGCGCAGCAGTAGGGGACGGTCAAGCTAGGTCAAGCATAGCATTCGGGTCTGGGTGTGTCTATGAGCTGTTCTTGAGTTGGTTGAAGGCGGCTCAGGGGACGGCGCGTACTCGGGGATTCCAGGG